CTCGTGTATCTCTCCCCACCACTAGAGCCAAGTGACTTGTGGTCCATCTCAATTGCGAGAGGACTCCAGACACTGACAGCTCTAGCTCCTTTGAAATTCAACATTTCATACTTACTTGCTGGCGCCTCATCAGAAGCGTCGTAATCAATTGCGAGCATCACCTGACCGGATTGGTCAGTTGGCTGTTCACTCTCGAAAACAAAGGCAAGTTTGTGGAAATGGTATGTCTCAAAGAGAGAAGCCATCTTCGAAAGCCAAGGAAAAGTGAGTTTCTGAGCAGGATTGATCGGGAAGGACTGCAAGCTAAAGCTTGAGCCTCCGTCAAAATCGCCAAGATAATCACGGTGTACATATCGCACACCTCCTTTCTTTCCAGGAAGAGACTTTGGTGGACTGTTGACAGTGACTCTGGTTAAAGCAACCGGAGCGCCAATCAGTCGAGAGTTTGCGGTTTTTGAATTCTTTTTCCGTCGTCTCCTCTGAGACTGACGGTTGTTGTTTTGTTTTTGTTGCATGTTTAGTATGGGATACGACTCCTGCCGGAGCCCGACTGTACATCTTTTGACATGACTATGCTTCACTTGCGGACAAGTTTACGGATATTGTCCCAAGATCCACTATGGTAGATTCAAGGAACTGCCATCCCACCCGTGCAGTCTGTCGACATTCCAGCGTTAGATTCTGTCCCCAAGGGTTGACAGACCAGTCTATAAAGACCGGATTACTATGCTTTAGTACGGAAGTATTAAGTGTTGACATATAAGTCCAGAGTTTCACTCATCGCTCACAAGTCTGCCTGATTCTTCACCTTCTGATTTCTTACGGAACCAGATGCGGCCAATCAGCATCTCTTGTGAGTGACAGTTTCACAAAGGGCATACTGTACATCTCCACACCGTTTTGGGTGATAAACAAAAGACCCCATAGACCAGAGTAGCCTCCCTTCTATGAAGAGAAGCACCTTCCTGTTAGCAGAAGGGGCTCTGATCCTGGTGGTAAGTTTAACGTCATTCCAGGACGGTATCCCACATTCCAACCAACACACGGTTCAACTAGAGCTGTGTGCCATAGATTAAGGGTCGTCTCGCCTGGCGAGTCCGAACCTTTCTTTCCGACATAACACACTCCTTCCACCTCATTGCATCACGTAGATTCATTCTAAAGACATAATCTTCATTAATTGGTTTAGTGTTCCTCAGAAACTGAGTACACATAATCGCTCTTTGAAGATAGGTGTCCATAATGAAATCACAATCATCTCGTTTCCACAGAGGTCCAGATCGGATCTCTTTTCTTTTCGGGTAGTACATGTTTGGACTAATCCTCATTGCGAGCTTAAGAGCTTGCTCACATGAAAAAGGCAAGGATTTAACTCTTTCGAGAAAAATACTTGGACCTGGATTCCTGTACAAATATGTCGCCACCTTTCTCTGTTCATATGAGATATAAGCTGGTTTCTTTCTGGTCTTTCTCTCCTCTAATCCGAGACCACCTAGGAACTTGGGTAAGAAGAAATTAGGTGTAAACCTTTTTCCTCCAAACTTAAGTGACTTTGGTAGTCTCTTTTCGAGGGTAGAGAGAAAATTACGACAGAGGCTGTTGGCACCATAGGGTGTAGCACGTAGGTCGTTCCAGATTGAAGTAGCAGCTGTCAGCATTCGCACAGGTTCAGACTTGACACGGTGTCCTTTCGAGAGGGCGAAGTTAAGATATTTAATCTTAACTCCTCCTTTTGAGAAGATACTGTTGATCAAGTAGTACTTGGGGTGCTGATAGGTCTTCATCTCATTAACTGCCAATCCGACATCTCCTGCAAAGCTTCTCCAAGATAGAACATCTTGGGTGTCGCCTCTAAAGAGGATGTCGTCTCCATTTATGAAGAAGGGCTCTGATCTAAGAGTTTTGGGTTTCGTTAGAAACTTAACTCTCATGAGCACTGAAAGGTTAATGATACAGAGAAGGGGGAAAGAAAGTGGATGACCCATGAGTTGACCACGAGTCTGCTTCACAACATCTCCATCGGGATAGCGTATTTCCACACCACCCAATGTGTCTCTGGCGAATTTAGAGAGCAAGGAATTATCAATTCCTAAGTTCTCAATGATCCGTTCGAGACATGTTAATGTCGCATCAATATGCATTCCATCCGTAGCACTGTCGTAATCACCAGAAATATAATCACCCTCTCCTTTAGACATCTGAGCATGAAGTCGCTCTTCGAAGTCGTCAGACATCGTTGAGAAACTCTGTTTCTTCCATCTTTTGAGAAGGTATTTCTGTAGAGGTCGGAGTCCTGTATAGGATCTTCCAGGCCCCTTTGTGATCACGCGGTACTTACCTGGTTCTGCAATTGCTTGGTATTCCACTGCATTTTCCTCCTTTGTGAGGGCTTCAGTGAAAACGAGTGATTGTTGCTCCTTAGACCACTCCTGTGCAAGGCTGGCACAGAATAGTGGGAGCTTATCGTCGAGGGCGAAAGCTTTATGAGGACCACCGTCGCGCTTTGAATGCTCTAGGCAAGCCGAAAACGTAGGAACACATGGGCCGGGTTCATATTTTGAACCAGGAGGAATCACACAGTCAACAGCTCTTTTGATCCAATAAAGACCATCCGAGCTTGTAAACTCATGACTCCCCAACAGCTTTTTGTGTTTCTGCATTGCAGCTTCCTTCAGAGATTCTGGTAGAGCTTGCCAACATCTTTTCGATTCATAAATGGATCTAATAAGACAGGCAGATCTCAGATCTCCCGAGTTCATTCTAGCACAATGCTGCTTGAGATATCTCAAGAGGGCTCCACACAAGATCGTGTAGCTCCCCGATGATGCCTTACCGCAGCCACGTGCTAACAGCAAAGCAAAATCCTCTTTCAAACTCTTTTCAAGACTATCCTTTCTCAAACAAACATAAGCTGCTTCACAGATCGTGAAGAAAGATATGTTAATTTTTCTGAGAAGAGAAAGTTTTACTTCAAATTTGAAGGCATTGATGACCTCTCGAAGACTTTCGAGGGCAGAGTTGAACCGGCAGAGAGGCGCCGGTGATTTCTTAGTTGAAATCACGGTACCACCTCTCCTAACGTTTTTCTTTGATAAGGAGTTCGTTTTCCTTACATCATTGGCAAAGAGATCAGCCAACCGATGGGTGCGTTCACCACGAGGACAGTGTTGCAGGGCAGCATGTTTTCTTTTGAACATACTAGCGGGCCGCTCTAATATCAGAGTCGTCCTGCGGTCACTAGGTGGAGTTTTTCGAAAC